GAAACAGATACATTGATACAACTTCAGAGTGGCATAAAGAAAAGTTAGGTCAATATTATGATTGGAATGAAGACTGTCCAAAATATCAAATTAACGATATGACTTTGTTTATATTACAAAACTATAATGTACATTTAAACTGGGATGAATGGAATGCAATATCACTTATAAAAGATATGACTTCTGAAGATAATAAGTTTTATAATATGCATAAGTCTCGCTTAGCTCTTGTATTACAGCTTGCACACGAAACTGTAATGAAAGATGAAAAAGATAAAATTGACGGAGAATATACAGTACCTTTTTAATAAATATATAATATAAAAAAGAGGTAATTATATGCAAGACATATATGAAAAAGTTTTTGAAAGATTATTGAGTGAATTTAGTACTATGGGTGGTGGAGCTGTTGGCGGTGTAGCAACACCTTTGGGTACCGGTCCTAAAGCTGGATCTCGTGGTGAAAATATTTACAAAAAATCTACCGTAACAGATAAAAAGCATAGATCAAAAGGTAAAAAGAAAAAGACTTATACAAGATCTGTTCAATACTATCTAAAGCATGGTGGAGAAAAAGGTCGTAAAAGAACATTTAAAGAGAACTTTAATATTTTTGAAAGTAATCTTCTTTTAGAAAGAACTGATCGATTGTATGATTTGTCACCTCAAGAAGTTTTAAATTTTTTAGGTCATTTAAAAGGAGATATTTTGAAAGATGTTTCTTTTGACATTTCAGAAAAAATAAGTGGCCAAAATACTACTATTGGAATTAAAGGTACGGCTAGCGGTAACGAATATTATTTTGCTTTAAAATCTCAATTAGGTAAAGATGATGATATTTTTGATTATCAATTTAAAACAAGAGGCGCTGCAGCATCTAGAAGATTTAAATATCATTTCAAAGAAACATATGATAGAGTTAGACAACTTAGTCCTGGAGAGGAAATTGTTCTTGGCGTTGAAATAGTTAAAGGAGACAAATCAAAACCTGATTATATTGCATATGGTGTACCTTCTAGACAAACACAAGTTGCTGTATTTATGGGTGATTTTACTAAAGAAGACGCAAAAGCAATGACTGGGTCTGGCATAATTTTTCTTACGTCTGATGATATTAAAAAGTCACCAGCAGGAAATGAAAAGCTTAGTAAGGAAGTTGCTGACTCTTTGGATATCTTATATGATAAAGTTAAAGAATCTTTAAGTTTAGATTTAAATAAAAAACAATTTATTAAATTTATTAAACTAGAAATATTACCTGATTTTCGCAAAAATATTACAGCTTTATTTGGGACCTCAAGTTTAAATACTCTTTCACCTATTGAAGGTATTGCTGTAAATATGTCTTCAGGTGATGATTCAAGATTTTTTAAAGTGCACTCAGAAGAGTTTGAAAACATACAACAGGCACAAACATCATTATATTCAGAATTTAAAAGTAATCGAAATACTAGTCAAGAAGACTCTATATCAAACAAAGAATTCTTAAACTACAAAGATAGATTTGGTAATTATATAAGAGCAGGTTTATTATATGACTATGTTAATGATATTGGAAGACAGAGAAAATACAGATCTTTAGGCTTTTATATTTTTAACTATATAAGAAAAGTTTCAGAAATGACTCATTTTGAAAATACAAGAGTTTTCTTTTCGCCTAAAACGTTTAAACTATTATGTAGCAAACTTTTAAATGCTGTTAATAGTAATCAACCATCTGATTATATAGATGTAATTAATTTTTTAGGAACTAATATCCCTGAACAAACAAGATATAGTAAGAAATATAGAGGAAAAGATAGATACGGTAAACCTAAGTTTAAGACTCAAAAAGAGACTGAGTTTGTATGGCACACAATTTCAGGCAATGAAAATTATGACTGTCCTGAAGCTGATCAAATAAAAAATTTAAATTTTGATATTTAATGTGTAAAAATTAAAAATATAGAATATAATGTTGACATAATTGGTCGACACAAAAAATTAAAAAAATAACCAATTAAAAAATTAAACAATTACAAAATGAAAGGTAATCAATTATGGCTATTGACTTAGCAGCAATTCGTAAAAAGCTTGGACAATTAAACGGACAAAACTCAAAGAAAAACGCAATGTGGCGCCCTGAAGAAGGTTCTGAAACAACAATTCGACTTCTTGCATATCCAAACAACGACGGACAGCCATTTAAGGAATTAATGTTCTACTATAATATTGGTAACAATCCAGGACTTCTTGCTCCATATCAGTTTGACAAGCCAGACCCGATTCAAGAACTTATTACAAAGCTTCGCGATGAAGGTACTAAGGAATCATATGAGTTAGCAAAGAAGCTTTATCCAAAAATGCGTTGTTATGCACCAGTTATTGTACGCGGCGAAGAAGAAAAAGGAGTAAGACTTTGGGCATTTGGTAAAACTGTTTATCAGACATTATTAAACTACATGCTTGATGAAGACTATGGCGATATTACAGATCCTATTGAAGGTCGTGATGTTAGAGTAAGTTGTACAAAAAACCCGGGACAACAATGGGCAACAACTGATGTGCGTCCACGAGGAAAAGACTCACCACTTTCAGAAGATTCATCTAAAAGCAAGAAATGGCTTGATAATATTCCTGATGTTAATGACTTATTTGAACTTAAATCATATGAAGATTTAGAAAATATTGTCAATACTTGGCTTAACGATGACGAAGAGGAAGAGCAGAAATCTACTTTTAGAGGCGGTTCAACTCAAAAGAGTTCTAATGATGATTCTCCTGATGCAATTTCTGGTAAATACAAGGACTTAGATGATGCATTTGCAGATCTAGAAGCGATGTAATAATCAAAAAATCCTTAATCTAATTATTATGCCGACTTTTGTCGGCTTTTTTGTATAAATTGTAAGTTATTGTTACAATCTTATTATAGCTCTATTATAAAAGGAATGGTAATGCCAAAAGCTAAAAAAACTAAAAAAGAAGAAGATCAGTTAAACGACTTTACAGCTGATCTCATAAAGTCTCTTAACAAAGAAAGAGGCACAAGAGTTGCATATAATCTAAGTACAGACGAATCACCTACACATGTAAACAGATGGATAAGTACAGGTTCCAAACAATTAGATTATATTATCTCAAACCAAAAAGACGGTGGTCTTCCAGAAGGGCGTATTGTTGAAATATTTGGTCCTCCATCAATTGGTAAGTCACATATTGCAACGCAAATTGCAAAATCAACCCAGCAAATGGGTGGTATCGTAGTTTATATAGACACTGAAAATGCAACATCTGTAGAAAATCTAAGATTGTTAGGCGTTGACATAACTAAAAGATTTGTTTATGTAGATACACATTGTACTGAAGAAGTATTGTCAATTGCTGAAAGTACTATAATAAAAGCTAAGGCAATGGATAAAGATGTGCCAGTTACTATTATATGGGATTCTGTTGCTGCAACTTCACCTAAAGCTGAGTTAACTGGTGATTATGATAAAGAAAGTATTGGTCTTCAAGCTCGAGCTATTTCAAAAGGCATGCGTAAAATTACAGGTGTCATTGCCAATGAAAAAGTTCTTATGGTCTGTTTAAATCAAATAAGAACAAAAGTTGGTGTGTTATATGGCGATCCAACAACAACCCCTGGTGGAATGGCAATACCATTCCACAGTTCAGTTCGTATTAAGTTAGGTGCTGGTTCTCAAATCCTTAACAAAGATAAAGAACCTATTGGAATTAATGTATCTGCTAAAACAATTAAAAACAAAGTATCAGCACCGTTTAGGACTTGTAACTTTGAAATACATTTTGGTAAAGGCATTAAAGAGCACGAACAAATGTTTGACTTGCTAAGAAAACATGGCCCAGAAGAAATTGGAAATTATCATATTGAAATTTCTGGTGCAGGAGCTTGGAAAAATATATCAGTTTCAACGCTAGACGCGGGTGAGGTTATTGTGGATAAGAAGTTTTACAAGGCAGACTTCGACCAGATTATAAAACACCCAGAGTTTGGTCAATATGTTGATATGCTATTAGAAAAAGCAATGATTCGTAAAAATGAAGCTGATGATCCAGATATTGATCCAGAAAGCTATTCTGAGATTCAAGAAGTTGCAAGACAAGTTATGGACACACACGAAGATGCATTTGAAATGTTGAAGTAAATGAATGAAAAACCGATTATTTATATTGATGGCTTGAATGTTTTTATGCGGCATTTTGCTGCTAATCCTTCTAAGAGTTTAAATGGTCTGCTTTGTGGTGGTATAATTGGTTTTTTAGGAAATATTGACCATTTGGCTCGCAAGTTTAGACCACAAAAAATTGTTGTTGCTTGGGAAGGTGGGGGTTCTTTAAGAAGAAGAGCCATCGATTCAAACTATAAAAACGGACGTAGACCTGTAAGGCTTAATAGAAGTCAGTATTACAAAGAAATACCAGATACAGAAGAAAATAGAAACTATCAATTAAAAACTTTAATAGAGATTTTATATAAAACACCTGTTGTACAGATTTATGTTAATGATTGTGAAGCTGACGATGTTATTTCGTATCTTGTCAAAACAAAAAAACAAAATATAAACAAAATAATTGTTACATC